GTTTAAAATTGATTAACAGGTATCGTCAGTTTCGCGCAGTTGGTACCGCTGCACATTCTAAGAATTGATCTGTCCTCACTTGTCTTAATAGAAGTGAGGGCCTTATTTCGTATAATTTATACCAGAATTTTTCTTTATATTATTATAGTTCGAAATCTATGGACAATGATTATTTCGATTCTTCGGAAGATTTATCATCTTCAGTCGATGACACCCGACTTTATTCTATGAGTCACTCTGATAAGAAAGAATATTTCAAGCGTTTGTTGGTTTATCCCGACAAATCAAAAATTAGCTTCATTGATAAAAATGATGCTACTACCAAAAATAAAGAAGGAGCTGAATTCTGAACCTATAGGTGGGAATATGTGTGTTCAATGATTATTTTAGCACGTCCTGATTATGCAGGATCTGCTCACTTAATTTTAGATCATATCAAGCACTCACCTATTTGCGATGAAGACAGCTCTAAATCCTTAGAGGACCTAGTTGCTTCTAACGCTTCGGCGGATCCCATCTTTATGGCATTATTCAGTGCCATAAAGAGTGTGTTCAATGATGGACTTTCTAAGCCACTAAGAGCGTTCGATATCTCTCTGACTCCTCAAGAGCAAATCTTGAAGAATCAGAAGAATCTCGAATGGCTCAAAGCGTCTCAGAAACGCATTGATCTCATTAATGATCCTGAAAAGCTGATGGCTGCAGCTAGTTCTCAAAAATTGTCAATTAAGGAGTTAAAGTCAAAAATTGAAATCGAGCTTTTCAATTCTAGACATGTTCTGAATAAAATTGATGTCTTGCAGTTAAAGGATTTTCCGGCCTCTGTACGGAGCTTTTACCTTAACGAGAATCTTCTTTCTAAGAAGGCTAAAGGTCAAAACAAGACCCTTACCGACTTAGAGCAAGCGTGTAAAATCGCTTTGCTGGAAAAATACAGGAGAGATCCCGAGTTTAACTTGGGAAAGCCTGTTGAAGGCTTAACGTTAGCTGAGGTAAAACTCGCGTTGAGCGGTTTAAGAGGTCGAAAAATTTTCGAACCTGCATAGTGCATCGTCGGAAATCATTCGTTCCAAAAAGTACTAGAAGTTTACCCATTGAACAGAAAGCAGCAGTTATTAAAGATTATCCAAAACTTTTTATTGATAACTTTAACAGCTATGTTATTCGAAAAGATAGACCGATACTTCCAGGACGCACCTGGGAGCCACCATTCGGCTTGAAGGGTCGTCAAGGATCTTATTCCTTTCCTATGAGATTCAAAGGTTCGGAAGGTAAGCACGACGTGAGGTCTCCCTCGCGTGTCCTTATCATCGCTGAACTTCTTAAGTTCTTCCCGGAGGATTGAATTAAAAGGAATGGCCATGTGAACGATTACCGGTCAGTTCACGGCGGTTGGGTCGCCAACGCCTCGATGTATTACCGTTTTTACAATCGAGATTACGTTGATGGCTCGTACCAGATCTCTTTCGACCCATTCGATGGTGATAAAATCATCAAACGGCTGGCGTTGCCTTATGTGCCTCTTTCTCCTCACAGCGGTTTTGTTGATGATGTGACCGTAACCGTTGACACGGCGTCGGGTGCCATTTCATCTTATATGATGGGACAATCCCCTCGTAGTTACAGTCCTTTAGAAGGGGGCCGCTATTTGAAGGGTTCTTTTCTGAAGACTGCACGTGACGCCATTAAAACGAACTGAAGAGCGATTCACGCTGGGAATTTCGGGAACTGAGCTGGATTTTACAGTACCGGGTTTCGGGAGAAAGGTAAGAATGTGTCTTTTCAAGATGTGCGTTTCGGCTCTGTTCAGCTCGAGGCCAGAGCTGTTTGCGTACCGGAGCTCTTTAATGTATTGTTTGATAGTATCTATTATCAAACTTTCATGCGCTTCTGATCCGAGAAGTTGAAAAGTAAGAGTGAAATATTTCATGGTCACTCACTTTACAACC